ATCTTCTTATCAATTTTTTTATCTAATATAATTTTTTCAGTTAAATCATAACTATCATCAAGGTAAAACTCATTATGTATATCAAAACTAATAATCTTTTCATATTTATCTACACTAATATACAAATTAAACATATTTGTTAATGTTTTTATATATTTCATTTGTGTTAATTCATCATCACCTAAATATAACATAGGCTCCTGTAAAATATCAGGATATACAAATTCTATATTTTCTACTTCACTTTCTAATTTTAAATTAAAGTCCCACCTGAATTGTATTTCTTGTCCAGTTGAACCTCCAATTGTATCAATTTTTTTAATCTTAAATTTTAGAAATGGTGCTGCATCATTACTAAATGTTTCATCTTTATACAAATAAACAGCAGGTAATAAAAAATCTATTGTTGTTGTGTTGTCTCCTATTACTAAATAATCTTCTTCATCTTCATCATTATCCCATTTTAATTTATTATTCCATGTTTTTACCTTTTGTCCAGAAGCATGTAAACCATCTGTTGTAGGATATACAATATATAAATCTAATTCATATTCATCATAAAAATCAGAACCACTTACCAATGCTCCACCAAAAACATTTATTTCTCCTGTAATTCTTATGTTTGTTCTTTGGTCTTTTCTTGGTGAAAGTGTCCACCAGCCCAATGGTTGAGTATTTAAAATAGAAATTGAATTATATAGCAACGTAGGGCGTCTACCATAATTAAAATTTTGATATTCATCAGCATGTGCAACGTTATATGATTCTCCTAAAACAGCAAAATCACCATCTATATTTCTTCCTACTAAACTATTAACAGTTGCTAAACAATGTGTAAATTCTGGAGTTATTATTTCTTGTTCATCATATTCACTAACCTCATTAGTTATAATTGGTGAATATAATGGTACTACTAAACTCTTAAAAATATCATCATCAAATAAACTTCCATCTATAGTATAACCTTCATTAGTAAACATATTTGTTAATATAGTTTTAGCTGGAATAACTGGTATCATATCTTTACCTAATAAACCTTTTGTGTTGGCTATCTCTTGACTATTATATGAAAAAGTATTCATATAATCTCCTGTTTCCATTTGCTTACCTCTATTCATTATACCAAATGAATAATCTTGGTTTGCTTCAACTAATTCTTTACCATTATCATAAGCACTCACTAAACTTTCTATATTTGATATACTTGTATCTATACTAAAATCAGTTTCTAAATTCATTAATAATTTATCTGTTAAAATTGTGAATATATCTATAGCATCACTTTTATATAAAACATTAAAGTATTTTGAACCTGTGTCTGTTGTTATTATATTTTTTAATTCTAAATTTCCTAACCCTATATCAATTCCATTTACAACCAAAAAACATTTTTGTAATGTTAAAACATTGAAAAATGGATCTGAATCATTATGGTTCAAATAACCAAAAAACTTTTGGTTAATTTCTGTTGCTGGTAATAAAAATGTTTGTGAATATAAACTTTTTATTTTATCTGGCTCCATTATATCTTTTAAAGACTTTGATAAAACCATATCAGCTTTTTCATCAACGCCTAATTGAAGCCAGTAATATGGTTCTACTGTTGTTGTATTAAAAATTGAAGTGGTGTGTGTGTTTATAAGTCCAGTTATTGTTGTGATGTTTATATCATAAATATAAACATCATCATCACCATCAATAGCAAAAAATAAATCTTTATTGTTTCCTGCCTTTGTAATTTTTTTAGTATATGTTCCATCTGTCTGAAATTCTGTAGGTCCAAAATAATTCTCAAAAAGTGGAGCATATGTATAATCTGAACCATCAACATCAACAGCTCTAATATATAATCCACCTGTAGAAGTATTATTAACATAATGAATCTTGAATGTTATTTCATATTCTCCTGTTTCCTCAAATATATCATTTAGATATATTTTTCCTTTTTTATATAATCTTATTGCATTATATTCTAAATATGTTGCCTCTTTATCTGTTTTATCATTATTATAAAAATATAAAAACTCTGTATTTGTTTTTGTAGAAACAATAGAAGATTTATATATATTTTTTTGTGTCTTAGCATATAATTCAATCATTAATATCTTACATTATTTTGTGAAATTAAAAATTTTAATTTATATTTTTTTAATCCTTTTCTTTTCTTATTATAAATTATGGCTTTCTTCTCTAAACTTATAACACTGACCCACTCACTATTTATATTCATATAAACTTCTGTTGAATGAAAAAGATCCTCTAGACCATCTATTTGTGATTGATTCAAAAAATCTGTGTGTAATTCATACCATGTCTCAACCTCATTCCTGTAAACATTCATTCCTTTATTATAATTATTCTTTACAACTTTTTCTGTGTCAAAATTCAAGGTGTTTATATTTTGATTATAAATATCTTTATTCATAGATATATTCTTTTCATTTGCTTTTTGAAATAAATAATAATCTACTCCGCCTTTTGTATTTTCCCAGGCAACATTTATACTTGTAAAATTACAATCTTCTACAATTGTAAAAGTGTGCTTCTTTGTCACCTGTCCACCTGTTCCATTTGGCCATGTATAACCATGTATTTCATATTTCTCAATATAATTTGTATAATCTACTCCTAAGTAAGTAAATGTTAATTTATTTGTTCCATCAGTGTATAAATATAATAATGTATTTGTACTTATATTTGCTCCTACTTCTGGATAAATATATCTTAAATAAAACTTTGTGTTTTTCCAATTATTTAATCCTACTGGTAATTCTATCATATAATCATCTCCACTTGTGCTTGCTGTATATTGATCAGAAGCAGTAGCATTCCAATATGGATTAGCCTCACCCAAAACAATAATTTTATCTATTCCTGTACCTGCTACAAATGTTATAGTCATATATGTTTGGTATATTTTTGCGACATTTGTTGCTGTTGGTTCGACATTCAAATTACCATTATATGTTCTAAAAGTGAAATCATCTGTTGCTCTTATATTATGATTAACTGGCATGCTAACTAAAAAATCTGTTGTATCAGAATAACCTGGTATGTAATTATCAGGAGAAAAATCTGGATCTGAATATCTTAATCCTGTTTTAACTAACCAAGAGGTTTCTGTTCCACCACTATATTCCTCAACACTCTCATTATAAACAACAACATTGTCTTCTATATTACTTATAGAGGTTATACTAGGATTGAAATTGAATGAAGTTTTTGATTTTAGTATCTCTGTAGGATCATTAAAGCTTAATTTGTCCTCTAAAGGCACTGTTGTACCATTAAAAAACACACCATCCATGTCTGTTAGACTATATTTATAGTAAAAATTTGTAGATGTTGTTAAATTTGTCTTATAAGTATAGTATGTTGGTAAGAAAACTGAATGTAAATTGTCTGGTAATTGTGTTTTAGTTATAGACATTAATATATTTTATTTTTATATAAAAGTATATTAATAATTTTTTGTTTTTATGGCTTCAGTGATACAGATAACCTGTCATATATCTCCTTATTTATATCATTCATGACTAAATTTAGATTCTGTTTGACTATATCATCTATACTTTTGTCTATATTTGTTAGAAATGGGTGAGGTTTTGTTCCATATTTCGATATGTTTGTTATAACTCCCCAAGGTGGTAGGTTTTTACTTGCTGCCCAGGCTATTATACTCTGAACACCTTTACTATTTAGATGATGTGGTCTAGTTCCATCATTAACAAATTGTGCATAATCCTGCATTTTTATATCAATTGAATTAGTATTAACTAACACAGTTATATTATTTCTTAATTTACCAGTATGTGATATACCAGCTGCATCAATTCTACTCTGTATTTCTTTTACTATCTCATCACCTATTGTTTGTAGTTTATCTTGTATAGTCATTATTTATAATTTATTTTGTAGGTATATTATATTAAAAATCTTTTCTAAAACATTCACCACAATAGAATTACCAGCTTGTTTATATAATTCTCTATCAGTATGTATATCACAAACTTTATTATATTCTTTCTTTGTAAACCCCATTAATTTCCAACATTCTAATGTTGTTAATTTTTTTATTTTATTATCATTTAATAAAATATGTAATGAGAGACTTGTTGTTAGTGTTGGTGCAATTGAATCTATATTATATATTTTTGAATCAGATTTCCACTTAGAATAACTTATTAAATTTATATGTTTTATATTATTTTTTGTATTATTAAATTTTATATCATTAGGTAAATAATTTTCCATATCAGGTCTCAAATACTTTTCATCTATAGGTTCAAGAATATCTTTAATTCTCAATTTTGTCATAGTTCCTTTAACATTTTCTTCAATGTTATCAATTTCTTTTAATGATGAAACCATATAACATCTATTTCTATTTTGTGGTATATCATAATTACTTGCTTTTAAAACTAAAACATAATTATAATAACCTTTGTTTTTTAGAAAATCTTTCCATTTATTAAAACCTTCAATATGTGGTTTATGTAAAATAGCATCAACATTCTCCATCAATAAAATTTCTGGCAATTCTTTAATCTCACCTAATAATCTACCAACTTCCCATAATAATGAACTACTCTTACCATCATACAAACCAGTTTGTTTTCCTAATATAGATATATCTTGGCAAGGAAATGAATATGTTAATAAATCACAATTTAATTTTGAACCATCAATATCCATTATAGAACCTAAATTTTTACTATTAATGTGATTTTTATATAATAAATTTAATTTATCTTCTTTCAATCTTTTTATTTTTGTTGGTTTTTTTGTATCTGAAGAAAAAGTACAATCTTTTAATCTTTCTAATATATCCTCTTTTTTTAATGGTATATAATTAGGATCAGGTGTATGTATTTCACCATAAGATATAATTGAATTTATACTCCACTCACTTATACCTACAACTTCATGTTCTATATTTTGGTTTTTTAATGCCTGTGTTTGTGATCCTATACCAGAAAACAATTCTATTACTTTTATAATCTTTGTCATTTTATTTTATTATTTTTTAGGTATTGTACATGAATTATTTGTCTGTATAAAATCAACTTCAACTTTCCAATTCCAACCAGCTGTTAAATCATCAAATTTTCCTGTGAATGGATTAGTAGTTATATTTTCTGTGTTTATAGAAAACCCATAGTCTTCATCACTCTCCATAAATTCTGTGACTATATCATTACCAATCATATATAAATTACTCATTATATCTAATAAATTATCACCTCTCTCCAAATCCATAATATATATTTCAAGGTTTAATTTTGATAAACTATTTATCTTATTTGTAGATACTGGCATGACATGCATATATGGATATAATAAATCTTTTGTTGATATGTTATATAATTCTCCAAAACCAAATTGGTTTATCTGTTTATGACTTGTTGCGAATGTTTCAAGTCTTGTGATTATTGTTTTTATACTTACCTGGCTCATTTTAATTAATTATTTTTTATATAAAAGTTAAAAACCACTTGTTTGTTTTTTCAACCTCTCATTTTCTAAATCTATTGATCTTTTCTTCCAACTTAACCAATTCAAAAAACTTGTTAGTGGCGCATCAAATATATTTTTGTTATTGATATAATAAAACTCCTTAGCATTATCATAACATATTCCTGCCCAACCTGTATCATCAGTTTCTACTTCTTCTGGCTCTTCTCCTTCTTCATAATCACCATCATCTTCCTCTTCTTCAATTGAAAATAAATTCTCATAACTTTTTAATTTGTTTTTTCTCCATGAAGTTAAATAATTTATAGGTGCAGTTATTTCTGATACACTCATATTTTTTATTATTTGTTTTAATAATTTATCTTTTTGTTTCATAAGTAAAATAATATCTTCATCAGGATCACAATTATCTTCCAATAACAATAAAGCCATTATAGTCTCTAATTTGTTTTTTATATCAGAAGTTAAAATATAATCTAAATCTATAAACCTACCTACACTCACAAGGTTCAAGTCTATTAATTTTTTATCAAAATAAGATTTTTTTAATTTGTGAGTTGAAATTGGCTCATTTATTATATTATTCCATTCAATCTTTTTTATCTCTTCTGTAGGTATATACCTCGCTAACTCAGAAGGTATATCACTCAACATATATAATAAACCTGTGTAATCTTGATCCTGAATAATTTTATATACATCATTATATTCTGTTAATGAAATCTCATGTAGTTTTTTTATAATATATTTTGTGTTGTTTATTTCTATAAAATAATCCATTGGTCTTCTTCTGTAAAATCTATTTTATTTAGAATTTTGTCTTTTTCTAATATATCTGGTTGTATAAACATCTGGGCTGGGAACCTGCCTGCATCTAATTTTCCTGTTCTATTATCTATCATAAACTTATCTTTTTGTGAATTAGAACAAAAAGATGGTCTATCAATTTTTCTTTCCACTATATTTATTTTCTTTGTTCCACCTTCTGTTCCAACCCTATTATTATCTATATCTAATATACTCAAATTTATATCCATAATTTAATATATTTTTAATGTTGTTTTTGATTTTGATAAAATAGTCTGTGCATACCTTATAGCATCTATTAAATGGTTGAAATCATCAATAGGCTTCTCTATTATTAAATCATTCTTATCCTTCATCCAGCCATAATTTCTTAACTCATTAATTAAATGTTTATCATCCTTATTTATGAACATTTTGAATATATACATTTTATTTATACCATCTATAATTGTGGTTTTCTTAACCTTATGAATGTTATAGCCATGTTTATATAAAAAATTTGTTAATTCTGGCCTAGCACTCTCAGCAATTATTCTATCCCTACCTATATTCAAGGTGTCCATTCTATCTTTCAATTGTTGAGGATCTAATCCACTCTCATATAATTTTGTCTCAATAAAAATTGTGAAGTCTTCATACATTGTCAATTTTACAATAGCTGTAGGATCAATATAACCATAATCTAAACCATATACAACTTTTTTAATCTTTTTATTTCTTGGCTCACCTGTAAGATAATAATTTATATCCTCCTCAAAAATTAAACCCTCTAATATACCTGGCTTACCTTCCAAATAAACTCTCCTGAAATTTTTATTGTTTCTACCCTTCTCAATTAATTCTTTTACAATAGCTTCTGGAACATATTGATTATCATGATATGTGCTATGAATTACAGCTACATCCTTTCTTTCAAAATCTTTATTAGCATAAAATAAACTCTTTGGATTCCAACTTGCTAAAATCTTATGACTTGTCCTTATACTTAATTGATCATAAATGTTCTTGCCTATATGATTTAATTCATCAAAATATAATATATCAGTTCTTATACCAATAATCTTATCCTCACTATCAGCACTAATAAATTGCATGATTGAACCATTACTAAGTGTGTAAATTAATTCAGTTTTATTGAAATGTTTTTTACTATTCAAATAACTCATACCATCCTGAGATAATACAATTTTCTTAAAATCTTTCAATGGTCCCTTTTTAATCTTACCTATAGTCTGTGAGACAATAGTGATTGTTTTATTTTTGTGCTTCAAGGCATATAATAATAATATCTGTAATATAGAAATTGTCTTAGATGAACTTGATCCACCATAAGAAAATATAATTCTTATATCATCATCATTAAAATGCTTCAATGTCTTCTCAAAAACTTTTGTTATCTTCATTAAATGTTTTCTATTTGTTCTATGATATCATCAATATCTTCATCATCATCTTTTCTTGTTATTGAAATCTTATCAATAGTGTGATGTATCTGCTGCTCTGTTCTTTCTACATAACCTCTTTCTTTTCCTTTGGTTTTCAGGTGAAATATAATTGAAGGTACATTATGCCTATCTATATTCTCATAATGTTTAGATTCAACAAAATCTAATGTCTCTTGTTTTATTTCATCACACTCATTAGCAAAATCAGCATCATCTTGATAATAAACATAATAAGTTTTTGTGCAAACATTAGCCTGTTTACATGATGTTGTCACAACACTTAAATTTTTTCTTAATGCTGCTAACAAGTTTTTCTTGTTTTGCTTCTTTGTTGTGTATTTCTTCTTTTCTTTAATTCTTGGCTTCTTTTCCATGATTAATTATTTATTTTTTAGTATTCATCTTCTTCTGTAAAATCTATTTTGTTTAGAATTTTTGAGGCTCCGCCTTTATCATCAAAACCACTTCTCATTATTTTATTAGCATTCATTACAAGATTATTATTTATATTTAATTTCTTGTTTATACCATCTTTACATTTAGAGGTTCCTTTCTTCTCTCCACTCTGTTCATCTATCATATTACCTATATCTGTTGATATAAACATCTGGGCTGGGAACCTGCCTTTATCATTTATTTTATCACCACTCTTTAATCCAAACATACTAAACTTACCAGTAGCATTTAATGAACCAGGTGTAGCGCTACTTTTGTCGTTTTCATCTAAAAATCCAACCCTATTATTATCTATATCTAATATCGCTAAATTAATGTCCATACTTACCTTTCCAATAATCAACTCTTTTTAATCCTGTTTCATAATACTCATCATTAATCTCACAAGTCCATATATTATCAGGATTATAACCCGCTTTCAATAAACCTATATATTCACTCATAACTCCTGAAAAAGGAACATAAACATATTGATTCAATTCTTTCGGTAATTTGAAAAGTGAGGTAATCTTATTATTTAATTCTATTGGCTTTAAAGTTGGATGCGAATTCTTAGCAACAAATTCTTTTGAATTTGTTGTGTTTCTTGTATCATTAATACATGCTTTACTATTTAATTGATTACTTTTTATAATTTTATCAGGTTCTAATTCCAAACCAGCATTCCTTTCCTTCTTCGCAACCTTTGGTTGATATGTAGCAAGGTCAGGATTCTTTAAATATTCAATCATATCATCTAAACAACTCTTATTCTTATGAGGCTTCTTAAATACTAATATAGTCTCTACTACTTGTTTTAGAGGAGCTATTGAGTATTTATAACCTTCTAATAATTTACCTTCTTTTGATTTTGATTTAGTTATATCTATATCTCCCATCTTACCCAATCGCTTATCAACCATTTTAGAAGCATCTGTGGCTTTGGGAAAGCTAGAAATAAAATACCAATATAAGGACTGATGTTGAACAAACCCATTTTTCTGTGCGTAATATAACATTGGTCCAATTTGTCTATCCATAGAATACATTATTAACCAACCACCATGTTTTAATACTCTATAACCTTCCTTAAAGAAAGTATCTATATCATCTTCATCCAGACCATCCCACTTATTCATAAAATCAGCCTTCTTCTTAATCTTATATTTTCCATCAACAGGATCAATATACCAGGTGGATCCGAGATTATAAGGAGGATCCGAATAAATCATATTAAATTTATAATCCTCATAACTTTTCATGTCTTCTAAAACATTTGCTTTTCTAAAATTATTTTGTTCTTCTTCTACTCCCCAAAAATTATCCATTTATGTTTTTATTTTTTATTTTTTTAAAGGTAATTGAATTGGTTTACCACATCCGCAACAATTACCTTTTTCATTAACCATACCACATGTACCACAATTTAAACATACTGTATAGTGCGAAGATAATTCTTCTTTAGTATAATTTTTTATATTAAATTCTTCCTGTGTTTTATCGTTTCTTTTTACCATTCTTTCCATATCTTCAAATTGTTTTTTACTAATACTAATAGAATTAAAATATAGGAAAAATAGTAAAAATATAACACATATAGTTATTATTATAGTTATCATAATTTATTTATTATTTTTTTCAAGGAATTCAATAAGCAACTCCTCAATAAAATCTCTCATACTTATACCCTCTGAGGCACAGTATTCTTTCATCTCATTTTTAATTACTGATGATATAGCAATGTTGTTTGTCTTCTCCATTTTTGTTTTTTTAATTTTTAATCACATTTTTTTTGGAATGAATAATCTACTACATTATAACCAGCAGCAATATCAAGTGCTTCTTCTCCTAATTCCATATCTAATACTACATTATCATAATTTTCATCTATTAAATGCCAATCAGAATATGTAATAACATATCGAGGTTCTGTAATTTCTCTTGGAATTGGTGTATATGTTTTAGAAGCAATCCTATAATAACATACATCTTCTCCTTGTCCGAAAATTGACTTCTCACATGAACTAAAACCTAACATACATACTAACATTAATACTAATAATTTCTTTTTCATAATTTCTAAGTTTTTTAATTTTTAATTTATTCTGGATGCTCTCTATAATCACAACCATTTTCTTCTCCTATAACTTCTTCTTTATCTATTCCTAAATCTATAAATTCAAGCCTACCTTCATCAAAATACTCCTTATCTGGAACTTTACCATCTTTGTTTATTTTTGGCTGCACACCAAACTGACTACATCCAGTTAAATAAATATGTTTTGATGTTGCTATACCCTCAAAATTTGTTATCTTGTCTCTTACTTTGTTTCCTAATTCTACCATAATTTTTTGTTTTTTTTTTTATAACTATTGTTAAATTGGCTAACTTAATATCCATATCTTTTCTTAACCTGTTATTCAATTTTCTTAACTCACTTATTTCTTCTCTTAATTCTTTAACTTGTTGTAATAGTGTCTTTTTCATATTTTCTAATTTTTAAGTTTCTAATTGTTTGTCTACTATATATAGTGTGAAAATGTGAAAAAGTTTTATTTATTTTTAATTAATTATTTCTTTTGTCTTTTATGTCAATCTGTATTAATATATATAAAACTTTTATTCTAGAAATGTGAAAATGTTGCTTTTATTTACCTTTCTTTAAAGAATATCTTTTAATATAATGCATATTGGTTTTCTTATTATATAAATCTAACACCATATCATTTATTAATAAATACATACTCAATATAAAGAAGCCTACTAACATTAATATAGGAGATAATAATATAACTATTACTATATTAAAAAGGCTTTTAACCATATTTTTTATTTTATTTTTCATTTAATATCTCATTTGTTTTTTCTGATAAGAATATATACATCCTTTTCAACCTTCTTGAACATATTGCGAAAATTTGCTGTCCATAATAATTCTCAAATATAGGAATCAACCTATTATATACAGCTGGATCATAAGTAACGTTTAATGGATTGAACCTATCAAATGTTTTTATTAAGAATAACTCATCTTCTGTATAAACTCTTGGTATTTTTATTATTTCTTTCTCTATTTCTGCCTCAATTTCAACCTCAGCCTCTGTATAAATCTCATTAACTACACATTTTTCTATATGTAATTTATAATATTTTTCACTTTTATATTCTTTGCCACATTTCTTACATGTATATTTCATATTATTCTAATTATTTTTATATAAAAGTATATTATTTAACTATTGTTTTTAACCTGGCTTATATAATAAACCATTTTAATTATAAAATATACTATTATTGTTATTACTATTTTCATATTTTTTCTTTTACTTTTGATTCTACAAATTTAACCATACTATAAATTTTAGAATATGAATACACACCACTTCTTTTCTCAAGCCTTCTAAAACTTGTCTTCCTTATCTTCTTTACTTCTTCTAAACTCATATTTTTAATGTTGATTTTATCTTCAGGATAATAATAAAACATAAAGGCATTCTTCTCAACCAAACTAATATCCTTCTTATTATATAATTTCTTTATATAGGTTTCTATTTCATTAATTCTACAATCCTCTTTCTCATCTGTTGAATAATCTATATAATTATAATTCTTATCATCATCAATTAATTCTGAACTTATTATATTGTGAGTGTTGAAAAGTTTATGATATTTAGATTTTTTATTATATACTAGGTTCCTTATAATCTTAATGATATAGAAGAACTTATCTGTCTCCTCCATGTTTGTTTGTTTAGAGTTTATCAAGGCTTCTACTAATGTGCCCATACAATCATCTACCCTTGTTCTATCATTCCTAATGTAGATTTTTATTATATCATTAACCTTCTCATAATTATTATTAATGTAATTTATCATAAAATTGGTTTTATTTTTATTGAGTTAGAATAAATCTTCTCTAATTGTCCTCTACTCAATGTTCTCAAATTCTTATTAATCTCAAATATAATATGTTCTTTTATTAATTCATTATTTAATTTTAATAATTGTATATGATCTGTACACTCCTTAATCTGTTGATTTATCTTGTTTATCATCATAATTAATTATGGTTTTTTGTAGGTTTTTGTGTTGTAATGCTTTTGCTGTGGCCCATATTGATTCTAATTGCTCCTGTTCTAATTGAACTATTATTGAGGCTATCTCATTATATATTTTATTTCTATTTTTCATTATTTTTATGATAATTTTTTACACTTTTAATTTGTGTTGTACATTCTAAGTTTGATAGATTATTATTATCTTTATTGTTATCTTTATGGCTTATTACTTTTCTTTCTACATCTCTCCTATCACCATCAATCTTTTCATTCATCCAAGTTTCCCAAATTATATGGTGTAGATATTTATTTTTTTGTTTACCATCTATCATTAATGTGAACTTTACATAACCATTATTATTGTGTTGAGGAATTAATAAGGCTTTTGTTTTTTTCCAAGATACTAATTTACCTGATTTACTTACATAATATCTATAGTGAAATTTCTTATATAATTCTCCTTCAAATATAAACTCATAGGTTTCTTTTAATAACTTTTCTTTCTGTTCCCTCTTAACTCCTTGTTTTATCTTTTGAGCGGCTAAGAACCTATTGTAATGAGCCCAGATTTGACCCATATGACATTCATCACATAAGTTTGTGAAAGGTCTTCCTTCTTTAATTTTACATATTTTACATTTCATAATTTTATATATTGTTTTTTAGTTGAAAACTTGTATTAATATATATAAAAGGTTTTTACTGGAAGTGTGATAATATGAAAACTTTTCTTTAAAGAATTACTTGGACAATAACATAGACATAATGTCCGAGCCTGATATAATATGAGGATGTCAGGGGTGCCTCCTGTTGAATTATTATTAGTATTTGATATAAGTGGTAGGAAAGGCTCCTTTAAGGCTGTATGTGTAGTTTATAACCATTATAAATTTGTAATCATTACAATCTTGGTTTGTTTTAAAGGTATATTTATATTAAAAGCCTATTTGAAATACCCCTATAGAAATTCAATTTCACTTGGGTGTTATTGATTGATCTTTCCAAATACCAAATACCCACATAGGGGCTCTCAGGCTCTGGAAAAAAATATTATATATATATATATATTAACTATATCCCTATAAGGTATATGGGTATAGGTAGTATTTGAGTTTTCATCACTAATAACAATACTTACAGAGACAAAACAAATACCCATCAATAGGTATTTGAGGTATTTGAGCTAATATTCTTTAAAGAATTACCTTTCTTTAAAGATAAAATGATAAAAATACACTTTTTGATAAAATATGTTTTATATATAAAATAAAAAGAAAACTAATTATGGAAAAGAAAAAACAAATTTGGATTACAGAAGAACACAAAAACAAATTAAAGATTTTATCATCAACAAAAAAGAAATCTATTAAAGATTTTTTAGAATCATTAATAGATTATAATTTTGATATTATGAAAGAACAAGAATTTAAAGAATATTCAGATACTTTAAGAAATACTAAAGAAGACATAAAAAATAACAAAAAATAAAATGAGTATAGAAAAAACAAAAACAATGTTTGATAATAAGAAAGAAGATATTAATATTGAGGATGTTAATGTAACATTAGAATTAATGAAAAGTACACCAAGTATAGATCCATCTATATATGATGATTTACCTGTTGTGTTTGAAAAACTTTTTAATAATGATTATTCAAATGGTAGTCAAAGGAAAAAAGATATTATGTTATTATCAGTATTAACAACAACATCAAGTTTATTTCCATCTGTTAGTTTCAATTATTATGATAGTGAATATTTCTGTAATTTATATTTCTTTCTTACAGGTAAATCAGGTCAAGGTAAAAGTTTATTAATGACTGGACAAGATATATTAAAAGTTCAGAAAGAAAAAGAAGTTTTAGTAAATGAACAAATAGAAAGAGATAATACTTCTGATTTAATAGATTGGAAAAGCAAACCAGCCAAAGAAAGAGGTCCAAAACCAAAATGGAAAAAAGATAAGGAAATGGAAGTTAATGCTAATACATCTGCGAGTGCTCTACTTGATCATATGGAAAATGGAACATCATTAATGTTTGACCAAGAAGCAGATACCTTAGCAAAAAATATGAAACAAGACTGGGGGGATTATGGAACAACATTAAGAAAGAGTTTTGAGCATGAATCAGAAAAACAGGTAAGAAAATCTGATCCTACTATTAATATAGAAGTTCCTAAATTTAGTATTTGTATATCAGGAACATTAAACCAAGCATTTACTATATTATTATCAAATGTAGAAAATGGTTTATTTAATAGATTTATAAATTATGTTTATGCTGAAGAGCCAGAATTTAAGTCAGGTAGACCAAGTAAAAAGAATAAATATAAAACAAAAAAAGAATATTTTGGTAATGTTATTTCACCTATGATACAAGATAGGATTGATAAAATAAATAATATATCATTTGAGATTGAGTTTAATAATGATAGTTGGGATTTAGAAGATAGATTCCTTAAACAAATGAAAACAAATTCATTACTTTTGACAGAAAAAGATATAACTGGAGTTATAAATAGACTTGGAACAATAACTATGAGAATTGCTGCTATATTCACAATATTTAGAACAGATAGAATTGATCCTGCTTTTCCTACTTTATATTGTGAAACAAGAGATATGATAAATGCTATAAAAATTAGTCAGTGTTTATTTAATCATAGTGTTTTATTAATGGAAAGTAGTATAGATGAACAACAAAAACTAACAAAAACAGGTAAACCAATTCTTGTAGGAAAAGCAATATATAATGAGTTTGGTATTGGTAATACTTTTACAAAACAACAAGCAGTTAATATATGTGAGAAAATAGAAATAGATGATAGAGCATGTGGAAGATCATTAAATATATTAATAAAATCTAAAAAGATAGAAAGAGTTGGACATGGTGTCTATAAAATAAAGAAGAAATAATGAATAAAATAATAGAGAATAGAAAGTTTTTTATGAAATTTAGAAGAATTGATGATGGATTTGCTCAAAATTTTGATGTTAAATTATCTGAATTAGGTAAATATATAACTCAACCAAGGTCATTTTGGGTTAAAGCTTTAGATAGAAATGGTTCTGATATTGAATTAAAAGATAAAGATAAATGTATGGGTTTTTGGTTTAATCAACACAAGAATGGTTGTTATAGACACACAAAAGATGATTTTGATATACCACTTATATCTTGGGTTGATATAGATTTTAAACCAAAATCAAAACAAGAGAATGATTTTAAGAATGACCTTGGCGATAAACAAGCAGTAATAGATAGATTAAAAGAAGATGAGAATATATTTCTTGTAGGTGAAAGTTTAGGTGGAGGTATAAGAATTGCTGCTGTTGTTAAAAATGATTATATAGGACAAATTTTAGATAGTGAAGATAGTGATGAGCTACATAAATTAAATTTAGATTATTTCTTAAATTATTTAGGTTATATTCATGGTATAAGACCAACTGGTTCATATGTAGATGAGTGTTCTAAAAGAATAACTCAACCATCATATTCTTTAAAGAATTGTTATATTAATAATGAGTGTAAATCTTTATATCATGATTATAAAATACCACCAAAAACAAAAAGAGTATGTGTAAATCTACAATATCCAAACATCAATAAAGATAATATATTTGCTTATGAAAAAGCCATTAATATAGCAGATAATAATAGTAAATATATTAAACAAATTTATAATAATAGAGATTTTGGTAAACATATTATATTCTCAACATTCACACCTGATTTAATAGCAATTATAAAGTTCAGTGATAAAGAAGCACAGAAAATCTGGTATGATTTATTAGTTAAAAATTACAGAGGTGATAGTTTAAGGTCATACTTAAACACATATGATACATTTATTAAGTATTTAGATATATCAAAATCACTGAAGTTCGCACAAAGATTAGAATACTTATTAAAATAATAATAAAATTATGTTATATGCTATAATAAACAATGAAAGAAAACGTCCAGAAAAAGGATTGAGAGCAAAATGTCCTTATTGTGGTGAAGTTGTTTTAGCCAAGTGTGGTGAGATAAATATACATCACTGGGCTCATGTAAATAATTCAAGTTGCCCTATGAGTAATAGTGAAACAGAGTGGCATTATGAATGGAAATCTTATTTTCATGAATGTAATGTAGAGAAAAGAGTAACAAAAAAACCACATGGTATACCAATAGGTTTTATTTCACAAGGAAATAAATATAAGATTGCTGACATAAAGATAGGTAATCAAGTTATTGAAATTCAACACTCATCTATAAGTTCTGAAGAAATAATAGAAAGAAACAATTTTTATAAAAAAATTATATGGATATTTGATTGTAGAGGTAAGAGAATATATCCGTATGGGAAATCTTTTAATTGGAAATACCCTAGTAAAAGAATTCTAAATGCTTTCTTCCCTGATAATTTCTTAGTTGGTGCTAAATATAAAAAAACATTAAGTAGAAATGGAAGATATTATTATAATATAAAAAAAGAAAGAAGAATAATGTTATTATTACAAATAAATGAAGATTGTTTGTTAGAGGTTACACAACTTTTAGATAATAATCATGGAACATATATGATAGGTAAAACACATTACAAATATGATGTTATACAAAAATTAAAAAACTTACAATAAAAAGAAATTCTTTAAAGAAATAGCCATATATCACATTTTCATATTATTATATCAATATATATAATTAGTAGAAACAACAACTAAAAAATAATTGATAATTATGGATGACAAATTAAAGTATTTCAATTGGTTAATAGATAATAATTATAGTAAAGAATCGCATCAAACGGTATATAACTATCTTTCACAATACAAAATACATTCTGATATATTTATACCCAAAGGGTTAAGTATTTCAAATGATTACAATAAAGAATTCCAACAATTTCTAAGGGAGAAAAAATTAACTCGTATACTAAATGAAGGAAATTAAGATATATAAGATAATAAATAAGGACACACAGGAAGTGGTATATATAGGTTCAACAAAGAGATCTATTAAACAGAGAGGGAAAGAACATAAGCAGAATATAATGCACCCAGAAAAGCACAAGTACATTAGGGACAATTCCTGCGAAATTAGGGTGATTGAGTATTGTGATTTAGCTGATAAGCGCAAGCGAGAAGACTTTTGGATTAATTTATGGAAGCCAAGATTTAACAGAAGATTTGAGATTGCTAAGAAGAGAGTTAATGTTAATAAACAAATTGAGATGAAGATGGCTGATGATAAGGCAAAAGAAATAATCAAAAGATTACAAAAATAAAAAAGAGCGTCAGGAATGACATTAAACCTGATCGCTCTCTAAAAATAAACAAAACTTTTTATTCATAAATTATAGTAGAATTGGTTGATTTTTTGTTTCCATTATATAACTTATTCTTTCAGTTATGTAATTATTTTTTTGGAGTAGCACAACCTCCTCTACCTTTATTTACTCTTTTTCCTTTTCCTGATCCATCTTTTTTTGGTGTTCCTTTTTTTACTATTTTCTTTTTCATAATTTTTATTATTTTTAATAAGTTAAGCCACTTAATTCATAAATTAATTTTTTATAAGTCTGAACCAAGATACCATCCATTGTCAAAACTTTTTTCTCCATTACAACCAATAAAAGTTGCATATAATGGATATGTTGCTATATTTGTTTCTAAATAATCTAACATTCTGGCTACATATGATTCAGCATCATTTTTATAACCTTTTCTCCTATTTTCATAGGATATTTTATTCACTGAATAATCTGAATGTTGTTGTTCTATTCCTTTATTTGTAATTTTTGAATCAAAATCTGGGGCTGATCTATATAATGTATAATATAATAAAATATATTTTATATAATTATCTCTTAGAATTTGATTTTTTTCTACAACATAATCATCAATATCACCACCTGGATTTTCAGCATAACCTGTATATCCTGATATAATTTCTGCTAGTAAATTATCACCTATAACATATCTCAATTCTATATCTTGTGATTCTAAGATGTGCATGGATAAAAATTGTGTAGATACATTTTGCATGACTGGTGAATAATCTTTAATGAATTGTTCCCCAATAAGTTTAATTTTCGCCATTATTTTTTAATTTTTTTTATAATTTTCTTAATAAAATTATCATCAGTTATTTCAACTTCATCACCTTTATCCTCTATAACTTCTTCTGTTGTGTCTTTTATTTCATCTTCTAAATCTTCATATCCTAAATAATTTCTTCTTTCGTTTGTAGTTAAAACATCAGTACTTATAACAGTATTAATCATATTCATATTTGGGTTTAGAATTTCTATTTCAGACATTTTATTTATATTCATAATTTTATTTATTGTTAATAAAATTAATTTTTGATATGGTTTAATATATGATTCAATAAAAACTTGTGTCGCACTAATTAATTCTTTTGTATTTCCCAAACTTCCTGGTTGTTCTAAAGAAGCTAAACATCTAGGTATTTGATGCCCACTTACTATATTATTAGTTATAGTTTTTTCTAAAACTTCAAATTTCTTATCCATATTAGAAATTTCTAATTGTTTAATTTGTGGAGCATTTTCACCGTCAGAATAAAAAACAATTACTCTACCAGCATTATCACTACCTTTATATTTCGCATTTATACCTTTCATGAAGGTATCTTTTTCTTCCATAGAAGGTTCAACACCTTCAAATATAACCATCATACCTGGATTGAATCCATTATATAAGGCTGAATTATGAAAATTACTAATTTCAACATTTGTGTCTAAATCTACTAAACTTGAAATGTAATCTGGATAAGCATAATAATCATTTGATGGTTCATCTTTTTTAATATACAAAATTTGAGGTTTACTCTTATTCTTTTCTGTATTAAAAGATACAAATTTTATTAAACCATCTTCCATTGTATATCTTCTATATTCATCTGTTTTTTCATTTGAAGGATTATAATAAAATTCTTCAACATTATTTTTACTATTAATTTTTCCACTTCTCATTTTATAAAAAGGCATGTGATATATTTCAACTATACTTTTACCATTCCTACTCCATATAATTTGTAAATATGAACCACCATAAATAAAAAAGTCTAGTCCTATTTGTGATAAAAGTTGTTCCATATTTTGTTGTGGATTAACTTTATCA